ATCACGGAAAAACTCCCGCGAATTAGACCGGGTGGGGGGCGGTGAAAATGAGCAGGGTATGAAACCGGGTAGAACGCCTAAACCGACCGAGATTAAGAAACTTTCCGGGAATCCTGGGAAGCGAAAATTGAACACGGCTGAGCCGCAGTTCGATGTACCGGGGCGCGTGCCGTCGGCGCCGGATTATCTGACGGAAGAGGGGAAGGCGGTATGGCGAGACCTGGGACGGATGCTGCTGAAAGCCGGTCTGTTTACCTCGGTGGACAAATATGCGCTGGGAATGTTCTGCGCGGCGGCGGCGCGGTGGATGAAAGCAGAACGAACTCTTCAGGAAGCTGGACAGGATGATGTGATTATCTCTCCGATGACGGGCGCGCTATACCAGAACCCGTGGCTTGGCGTTGCGAATCGGGCATGGGACCAGATGCGGCGGATGTTTGGCGAATTTGGGTTGACGCCGGCGGAGCGATCGCGTTTACAGATGCCTCAAACTGAGGAGGAAAATTCTCTGGCTCAGCAATTGTTCTCGATGGTGAACTCGAATGATTGATTTTTCGTATTCGCGGTATGTGGATGACGTTTTGAGTGGCAAGCAGGTGGCCTGCAAGTGGGTGCGGCTGGCCTGCGAACGCCATGCGCGTGATCTGGAAACCTGCGAAGAACGTGGCTTCTGGTTTGATGAGGATACTGCGAAAAAAGCCATCGCCTTTTTTTATTTACTAAAGCACAGCAAAGGGGAATGGGCAGGAATGCTGATTCATCTGGAACCCTGGGAACAGTTCATTATTGCAATGATTTTTGGCTGGCGGCGTGATGATTCCGACCGTTGGATGGAAACTGATCTCAATGGTGTTGTTGAGGACTCGCGCGGTACGCGTCGATTTCGAAATGCGTACCTGGAAGTGGCGAGAAAAAATGGGAAAACATCAATCATAGCCGGGACAGGGCTTTATCTTCTATTAGCCGATGGAGAACCTGGCGCGGAAATTTATAGCGTTGCCACAAAAAAGGACCAGGCTGGAATCTCTCACAGCGAAGCGACGCGAATGGCAAAATCCTCGCCGGCGATCAGTCGAGAAGTCACAATTTTTCGGAATAACATTCACATTGTCGATACTGCCAGCAAATTTGAGCCGCTGGGATCTGACTCGGAAACACAGGATGGGCTTAACATCCACGGAGTGCTGGCGGATGAGCTGCACCGTTGGAAAACGCGGGATCTGTGGGATGTTCTGGAGACGGCTACAGGATCGCGGCGGCAACCGCTGATGATTGCGATCACTACGGCAGGTTATGACCGGCACAGCCTGTGCTGGCAACAGCATGAGTTTACGCAAAAGGTTTTGGAGGGTGTGCTGGAGGATGACACCTGGTTTGGAATCATCTATACCATCGACGATAACGATAGATGGGATGATGAATCGATCTGGGTCAAAGCAAACCCGAATCTGGGCGTTTCCAAAAAATGGAATGATATGCGACTGCTGGCAGCCCGGGCTAAGGAAATGCCCTCTCAGCTCAACGCCTTCCAGCGGCTGCACCTGGATATCTGGACGCAGTCGGAAACAAAATGGATTAGCTTTGAGCACTGGGCAGCATGTTCCGGAGCGGTTGATCCGCTGGGACTACGGGGGCGGAGCTGCTACGGTGGATTAGACCTTTCGAGCAACATCGATATTTCCGCGCTGCTGCTGGTATTTCCACCGGCCGCAGAATCTGATCCGTTCAACATCCTGTGCCGGTTTTTCATTCCGGAGGACGCAATCCTGGAGCGCGTACGCAGGGACCGGGTGCCTTATGACGTATGGGTGCGGCAGGGGTACATCACGGCCACACCCGGCGCAGTGATCGACTATGACTGGATCCTGCACCAGATCGATGAGGACGCGAAGGTTTTTGACATCCGGGAGATCGCGTTTGACCGGTGGGGCGCAACGAAAATTCAAACGGATTTGATGGATCGGGGCGGGGATGACTGGCTGGTGCAGTTTGGCCAGGGTTTTGCCAGCATGGCCGCGCCGATGAAGGAGCTGGAACGGCTGATTTTGGAGCACAAACTGGCGCATGGGAACAACCCGGTGCTGAACTGGATGGCGAATAACCTGGTGGTGAGGATGGACCCGGCGGGCAACCTTAAGCCGGATAAAGAAAAATCCATTGAGAAGATCGACGGCATGGTGGCGCTGGTGATGGCGCTGGACCGGGCACTGCGGCATGAACCGCCGAAGCGGTCCGTGTATGAAGACCGGGGACTCTCGGTGGTATAGGAGCGGATATGACAATTTTTGAACGATATCCCGAATTGAAAAACGTGGTGGTGAACCTGAAGACCGGCACGGTCTTCAGGGGAGTGCTGTGGCGGAAGCGCGGGGATTACCTGGTGCTACGCAACGCAGAGATGTTACGCAGCAAAAATGAAAAAATTCCGGTGGATGGTGAGGTTGTGCTGGATGCGCGAAATGTCGATTTTATCCAGGTGGTGGACTGATGCCGATCGTTGTGTCGAATGCAACTTTGACCGATATGCCCTCCAACTGGTGGCCTACCAGCGGCGGCGGCGGCAGTCTGCGGCTGTACGACCAGCTCAACTATGACTATGCCACGCTATACCGCACACAGCCTAATGTGCGGGTGTGTGTGGACTTCCTGGCGCGGAATATCGCACAGCTCGGGCTGCATGTGTTCCAGCGAGATGGCGAGGACCGGAAACGCCTGCGCAACCATCCGCTGGCCGAACTGATCTCCAAACCACTCCCCGCGGATTATAAGGTGACGCGATTCAAGTTGATCAATTCGCTGATCAGCGATATGGGGATCTATTTCAACGCCTACTGGCTGAAAATAAAAGTCCCAGATGGTCCAATGGGATTAATGCGGCTGCCACCGCAGTATGTGACGGTACACGGTGGCCTGGTCCCGACTAAATACGAATTTAACTACGGCATGATGCGGAAAGAATATCTGCCGAAAAACCTGGTTCATTTCAGCGGCTATAACCCGGCCAGCAGCGTGTTTGGTTTGTCTCCAATGGAAACCCTGCGGCGGATCCTGGCCGAGGAATTTGCGGCAGGCGATTACCGGGAACATTTCTGGCGTAACTCGGCGCGGATGGGCGGCATTATCGAACGGCCAAAGGACGCCGGCGATTGGTCCCTGGAAGCCCGCGAGCGATTCAAGAGTGAGTTTGAAGCACTGTATTCCGGCGGGGAGAACAGCGGAAAAACGGCCATTCTGGAAGAGGGAATGACCTGGAAATCATCCTCCTTCAATCCGAAAGACAGCGAATATCTTGAAGGACGGAAATTGACGCGGGAAGAATGCGCACGCGCGTACCATATTCCGCCTCCGTTGGTGGGCATCCTGGACCATGCGACGTTCTCGAACATTTCTGAACAGCACAAAATGCTTTATACCGATGTGCTGGGACCGTGGCTCTCTATGACCGAGCAGGATATCGATCTGCAGCTGCTGCCTGAGTTCGAGGAAACGAAGGGCGTGTATGTGGAGTTCAACATCGCCGAGAAACTCCAGGGCGATTTTGATCAACAAACCAAGAGCCTGCAAAGCGCCGTCGGGCGTCCGTGGATGACGGCCAACGAGGCGCGCAGCGTGATGAACCTGCCTTTATCAGATGATCCCGGCGCGGATGAGCTGGTCACTCCATTAAACGTATTGTCCGGCGGACAGGCCAACCCGCGGGACAGCGCGCCGAAGGAATTTAAGTCCGTAAAAGCTGCGGCCACCTCTCACCATCCTAAACTGTATGACGCGCACCGGATGAAATGGACCGAGGCGCTGGCGCGGCATTACCGGCGGCAGGAGAAGGCGATCCTGGCCAAACTGCCGGCAGAACTGGGAAAAACGGACATCGGCGGGGTGTGGTGGGATGACGAGCGATGGAACGAAGAGCTGTATGAGGATCTGCTGCGGCTGAATCTGTTCACAGCGTCGGTGTGGGCCAAGCTGATCACCAGCCTGTTTGATACCGAATTCTCTGAAGATTGGATGCTGTCGTGGTTGAAAGAACATTCCCAGCAGCAGGCGGTTTATATCAACGAATACACCCGCGACCAGGTGGCGGCGGCGATTGCCGACCCGGAACCTCTGGAAGCGGTGAAAAAGGTGTTCCTGCTGGCCGGTTCGGTGTGGGCCGTGCGCCAGGCGATCTCTTCGGTGACCAGCGCGGCGAACTTTGGCGCGTTTGAAGGGGCGAAGGCGAGCCAGTTGAAGACCAAGACCTGGCGGACGCACAGCAGCAACCCGCGTGATGAACACCTGGCGCTGGATGGTGAGACCGTCGGCATCCGGGATCTCTTCAGCAATGGGATGCGCTGGCCGGGTGATCCGGCAGGCGGCGCGGAAAATAACGCCAATTGTCAATGTGGTGTGGAGTTTGGGAGATAAAGTGATGAACAAAAAAACTTATCAGTCGCCGATCGAATTGAAGGCGGACGGTCCGGACGGCAGTTTTAGAGCCATTTTCAGCACGTTCAACGTGATCGACCATGACGGGGATGTGACCCTGCCCGGCGCGTTTGAAGACGGCCAAAAGGTCCGGATCGCGTACTGGGGCCACCGCTGGTCCGATTTGCCGGTAGGCAAAGGCGTGATCCACGCAGATGAGGAAAAAGCCTGGGTCGATGGAATCTTCTTCCTGGATACTGAGGGAGGGCGAGAAACCTATCTGACCGTCAAAAATATGGGCGACCTACAAGAGTACAGTTATGGCTTCGATATTCTTAAATCCTCGTTCGGGAAGTTCGAGGACCAGGAGGTGCGTTTCCTGGAAACGATGGTGGTGCATGAAGTTTCGCCGGTGATGCTGGGGGCGGGCATTGGAACCGGCACCGTGGCAATCAAAAGCGCCGGGGACGGCGCTTCGGATGATGCAGATGAAACCGACGAAGGCCAGACCGGTGATGACGGTGTGCCGAGCGGCGTTTCTCCGCAGGTTATTTTGACTCAACTTAACTTAGATGAACTGGAGATGGAATCATGACTCTCAAAGAGCAACTTAACGGGCTGCTGAAACAGGCACGCGATATCGCCGATGCAGCCGAAAAAGAGGGGCGCGACTTCACCGCGGACGAGCGGACGAAGGTCGCAAAATTGTTGGAGGATGCGCGGGACCTGAAGGCAAAGCTGAAGCAGCAGGAAGGCGACGCAGCCTTAAAGGCTCAGATCGGTGAACTGGACGAAGAGTTTGTCGCGGAGCAAAAGGCACGCGGCCCTGTCGCCCAACCTGGTCAAGGGAAGTCCCTCGGTGAACGATTCGTCGAATCCGAATTGTGGAAAGCGTGGCTAAAGCAAATCGCTCCGAATGGACGTATACCTGACAGCACCAAGGGGTTGTCCTCGCCGAGCGTGCAATTCAAGCACCTATTGAAAGACCTGGTAACCGGATCGAGCGTAGTCAGTGCCGGAGCGTTCGTGCAGACGGACTATACCGGGATCTACGAGCCCATCGGGCGGTATCCGCTGACCCTGGTCAACCTGATCAATAAACGCACCACCACCAGCGATATGGTGGAATTCGTGCGCCAGATAGTCCAGGTGCAGCAAGCCGCGCCAGTCCCTGAAGCCAACGTGACCACCTATACCGGATATTCCGGGCAGGTAAGCGGTGAAAAACCGGAAGGTTCAATGGAGTTCGAGAAGGTTCAGGAGCCTGTAAAGACCATCGCGGTGTGGATCCCGGCGACCAAGCGGGCGCTTTCGGATGCCGCCCAGATCCGCGGGATCATCGACCAGGAACTCAATGACGACCTGGATGAAGAGCTGGAAGACCAGCTGGTGAACGGCGACGGCACCGGCGAGAACTTCACCGGGCTCCTGAACACCTCCGGGATCCTGGCTCAACCTTTCGATACCGATATTCCCACAACCACACGAAAGGCCATCACTTCCGTGCAGGTGACCGGCCGGGCCCGCCCGACCGGATGGCTGATCAACCCGAATGACTGGGAAACCATCGAGCTATTGAAAGACGGTTCCGGTCGTTATTACTGGGGCGGTCCCCTGGCACGCGGCCCGAAGGTGTTGTGGAGTTTGCCCGTAGCAGAAAGCCCGGTAATCCCTTCCGGAACTGCATTGCTGGGTGACTGGCGCAAAGCGATCCTGTGGGACCGTGAGCAGGCCAGCATCCAGGTGAGCGACAGCCATGCGGATTTCTTCGTTCGCAACATGGTTGCCATCCTGGCCGAAATGCGGGCGGCTTTTGGCGTTATCCGCCCGGCTGCGTTCTGCGAGGTCTCACTGACCAGCGGATCGTAATCGAATCCATCCAATATACCGGGAGGCCGGTCGATCCGGCCTCCCGTGGAGGCATGATGCAAATCATCCCGGAAAAAGCAATGAAAATCGGCGGTCTGATGACGCGCGAGGAACTGGCCATTTTATGCCGGATGGCACGGTCGGCCGGCTCCATCGTGGAGCTGGGCTGTTTCAAAGGCCGGTCATTGGCAGCAATGGGGCTGATAAACCCTAAAGCCAAACTGTACGGTGTGGATTTCTTCGGTGATATGAGCCACCGCAATTATGAGGGTTCAACCCTGGTGGAAACGCGCAAGAACCTGGCAGATGTGGGCGTAAAAGCCGATTTTTACGTTGGAAAAACAGATGATATCGCTCCGGATTTCCAGGAAACCGTGGATCTGCTGCATATCGACGCGGGGCACAGTTATGAGGAATGCAGCAATGACCTAAAAAACTGGGTACCGAAAATCCACCCGGGCGGGGCAGTGTGCGTGCATGACTATGGCCCAGGTCGCAACGCGGCGCTGGACCGTCCGGAAGTACAGCAGGCCGTAGACGACTGGCGCAATCCGGAGTGGACCGAGATCGAACGCGACGGAGTGATGATCGCATTCCGGCACCTGGTCGCCGAGCGGGGCGTGCTGTATGTGGCCTACGGCGAGAAAGCACGGGCGCA